ATTGGTTTTGTTTATCCGTGGGTAAATGCCTTTATGATTCCAATGTATATTTCTAGGGTTGATATCAACGAGCCTGGATACGCTGGTACTCATGGATGGCAGGTTCGTTATTTTAACGCCAAAGCAGCATTCTTTTCAGACGTAAAAGGTAACAAAAGAAAAAATGTTCAAGAATCTTTGAACGCGGCTACTGAATATCTACAAATACATTACATTGGCCAAAAATGTTTTGTCAAGAATATTAAGCCAAGAATTGTTTGGTCGCTTCGAAAAGGACGTCGTGTTCAGGAAGCTCGTGTTCGCATATCACATCCAATGTATGGCAAAAGCGATATTTGTGTTTACGTTGGTACAGAGAACACAATAGACGCCACTCGAATTACTAGTGCTTTATTATCAGCTATGAATAAACGAAATGCGGCTGTAGCTGAACATACTAGGTATCGCAGATCTCTTTGAGATATTGATAGCATAAATGCCAGGGATTTTCCCTGGCATTTATGATGTTCTTTTTTTTTCTTTACCATTTTAAATAATTGGGTGATTCAGTATGCGATAGTAGCGCAGCTGATTCGTTCTTAACGGCTCTATATTCATCTCGACTAATTTGATTAACTCTAAAATCAGAATCATTTTTCCAACTAGAACTTCCATTAAACACTGGACCGTTAACTACCCAATAACCTTTTGATAAGAAAATGTTTTTACTAAATCTAATACCATTTTCTTTCATTACTTCTACATACATAGATCCATCTGCTGCTACTTCCTTACCAGACACTGCAACATATGTAATTGATCTATAGAAAGCCTTACCAGCAACCTCAGGAACCATGCTAGCCGTTTCTTTGTTGTAAGCCACTAACCAGTGCTCATCACTATTAGAAGCGTCGTATACGAGCCTATTGTTAGGTTTAAGGGCATATTTAAAAGATAGAGCGTATATCTTCCACCCACCCTTATATCGCATCTGATCTTTACTTCCATCTGATATTAAAGATAGAAAATCATTGTGAACAGAAGCATAGCCAATTAGACAGCCAAGTAAAGAAGGAGCTACTGTTACTCGAGGAACAGTTCGGTCTTCTTGATTTGCTTGTCTATGTCCAATTACTGGAATAAATTGTTTTATATTAGTATCTTTAGATACATGTAATAAAAAGCCATTATTGGAACTATCTGCAACAACATGTCCAGTTTCAATAATTTCAGTATTACGTTGAACTTTTTCAGAACACGTATCTAAAAAAGCAATAATATCATCTCTATCGCTCATTGCTATAAACCTAAAATTGTTGGTAGTATTTTCTCAAGCATCTGAAGATCTTCAAGCATCTTTGTTCTGGTAGCTTGATCACAACCAGCTGTATTAATTTTCTTTAGATTAATTAGATCTTCAACTAATTCTTTATATTCAGCAACAGTAATTAATTTTTTATCATAACTATCTTTGAATAATTTAAATCTTTCAGATACATCGCCTTGGCAGACATTAAAGTTATCTGATTGACCTAAAGTACGCGATAAAATTCTTGATCCAACTTGAATGTTACTTAGTTTATGAATACAATATTTAGAACTGAAACTAGAGTTCTTTAAAACATCGTTCATTAAATCTCGAACATTAACAATTGCTGGAACTAACATATCAGAATTATCTTTATTAGTAATATACTCATAGAGCAATAATGAATCAGTGTTGCTGTTTTGAATATATTTCCATAATTCTTTACTGTCAGATGTATTCACTTCACTACAACGATAGATAGCTCTCGTTGTATTTACTGTTAGTGATGATGCAATTCCATATTCAACATTATCGTAGGGTCTTGGGGTTAAACTCAGACATCCTGCCAACATAAAAGCAGCGAAGAACATAATTATTTTACGCATTTTAGTACCCTCGTTTAGTATAAAGACATTCATATTAATCTGTCAATTACGTCATAAATGCCTGGCATTTACCAGGCATTTATGATCACCATTATTAATTCGTCGATGCTTTGATATAGTTCACACATGAAAAACAAATTCTATTACTAGAGTACATAATAGTAAATAATTCATCAATTGCCGGCATCATTCTATTAATAAGTGCATAAGCCGCTTTAATATCAGATGCATTATAGCCTCTTAAACGAATTTGTGCATCGCTAAGAATACTATTTTCAGCAGAATAACAAGAATTTAAAATATCTTCAGCTTTTCGATCAAGATCTTTATTGTTTAAAATATCATTAGCTAATTTACCAACTTTCTTAACACCATCAGCATCAAGACAATTAAACGATGGATCATTTTTCGCATTTTTTACTTCATGCTTTGCCATTAAGTCATATGATTTTTTAGTAAAAGAAGAAACTTTATCATTTAATTTATTAATTTTTTCAACACATTCATCTTTTGCAATTATACCAGATTTTGAAACTTCGCTTTTAATTTCATTTAAAATAGATATATAGTCGTCTAGTAATTTATAAAGTTCAGTTGATTTGGTGAGTTTACAAAATCTATCTAAATAACTAATAACATCAGATTGTGTTAAATGAGTTTTATTAATTACTGAAAAACTACGCCCCCAACCAGGAGTTTTAATAATTCCAGTTTTAGTACCTTTTGTTTCAGCATCAGAAATAGCTTGTTGTAATTTTTCATTAATTTTCTTTTCGGATGTGAAAATTAATTTAAATGTATTTACTGCACGTGCAAGAAGACCTTCTTGAGCTATGTTTAATCCATTACTAAGTTTAGAATTAAATATTTTTAATTCTTCAAGTGCAAATCTCGTAGCTTCCAAATTATTTTTATTATCAATAAAACTTTCTAATGAAGCTTTATTGATAAAACTACTTGTGAATCCGTTACGTTGATAAAAATGTTCTAGGGCAGCAGCCACAATTTCTGAACTTACAACGTCCATACCCTGATCTGATTCAATTGTTTTTTCAATAGATTCTTCAATATCGGTTGTTGCTTGTAAAGTACTTTCACCTTCTTTAATATTATCTAATTCACTAATCAATGCTTCGGCTTCTACAGCAACTGCATTAATAAAATGTTCATCAGCATCTTCAGGCATTTCGGCCATAATTTCTGATTGAGTCTCTTCGTGAAGTTCATCATGATTAACTAAATTATTATCAGGAATAACTTCGCCTTCAAAAGCAGCAGTAAAAATACGCATTTTTTATTTCCTCAATTCTTGAATTAAAAATAAATAAAACTCACAAGATATACGTCATATAGAGGCTGATTTATCAGCCTCTATATTTAGATTAAATAATATCCCACCATGGCGTTTCTTCGCCAGAACCAATAGGACCACCACCAATCTTTTTACGAGTCGTATCAGCCTTACCTAAATCATCACGAATAGCTCCAATATCGTGAAATGGTAGAACACAATAACGGTCTTCAATGGGCGTTTGTTTAATCTTTCTATGCTTACCTCGTTGAATTGTTAAGAATGATTTACCATTGACAATTTCAATATGAATATACAATTCCACATCAACTTCATTATCTAAACTTTGACATCCCTGATAATATCCTTTCCCAGCAATCTCACGAACAAAGTCAGTACGACCATCACGAATTAAACGTTTGGCATCGCTTGATAATTGATGCGGTGTAATTAATGCAATTTTACGTCTATTACAGAAATTACGCATACGCTTATACATGTCACGAATATCACTACCCATGGCACCTTGTGTGCACCCAGTAGTTGGAACCATTGTTAAATAATCCAACATACATACGTGGATTTCATAACCATCTGATTCCAATTCCAACATGGTATTACAAATATCTTTGTATGTCCACATTGTTGGATCTACACGCATCAACTTAATGTGATATCCATTTGCCTGTAGTTTTTCTTGAACGTATCTTGCCATTACTTTATTACTAATCTTAGATACGTCTACAGCCTCACCAGTTTCATTTTCTTTTAATGACTGATACAAGAACTGGAAGTTAAGCGTGATATCGTCTTCAAATGAAATTCTAAGCAATAATGGTTTTTTAGTTGGATCTATTAATTGCGGTACATTGTAAAGAGCTATCTGTTTAAATATTGATAAACTAAATCCTGTTTTATATTGGTGTTGTAATGCACCAATAACAATTTCTTCTCCACGACGTATGCCGCCATCAAGCATTCTATTAATGCCTTGATATCCGAGTCTTAAAATAGTCGTGCCATCTTCTTGATCTTTAATATTCGTATAGACATTTTCAACATCATCATCATTGCTCAAATCAACATTTGATACGATGGCTGGATCTTTAGTTATAATGTCTTGTTGATACGGTTCTAATTGCGAACTAAGCTCAGCAATAAAACCTTTCATATCGGTAATACTATTTCTAGCAAACTTCATTGTGTATGCTGCTTTACCTACAATTTCTTTTACTTTTTCTTCTCTAAAGAAATTGTCCAATGTTCTCTTTAGATTAATGCAAGTTTTCTTCAATGCATTCTGAGTAAGCTCTGGAGATATACCATCAAATAGTGCATCATATAGAGACTCATCGTCACCAGTGTTGACTTTTAGTCTTTGAAGTATTTCATTTAATTCATATGTGTGATCTAGCGGTGCTTCACACATTGTTAATGCTGTGATTTT